AACCAGTAACTTGTGTTAATCTGCCTGTTGGAGCAGTTAACACTAGATCGGAAGATGCATCAGTTGAAATTACATTGTCTGTAATAAACAATTTGTTGTTAACATTTAATCTTCCTAATGTTTGAACTTCTCCTGATGTAAGAACATCCCCCGTGGCATGTTCCACAGAGAAAGACCCAACGGTAAAGTCATTTGTAGAAACAACAGATGTTCCTGTTAAAGTCAATGGTCCTGTAGTGCCATTCGTTACAAGTGGTGTTGTAACACTAACAGAAGCTTCAGCAGTGTTAACAGTAATATCTGTTCCAGTGATTGAATCAATCTCACCAGTAGTTGCAACAATCTTGGTTACTGTTTGAGTTCCAGTTAATACATCACTGGTAATAACATCAGATTCTTGAATAGTAACAACATTAATTTGCAATCCAGATCCAAATACTTTAGGGTTGTTTGAATCAATAGTGATTACTGCTTCATTACCATCTGTACCACCAGCATCTTCAAACAATCCATTATCAAAGTAGTATAGTGATGGCGTATTAGCAGTAACTTTTAAGTCAAGGAATCCTTGTCCCGTTGTTACACCATCTGTATATTGAGAACCAGCAAATGTTACTACGGTAGCACCAGCAATTGTTGGGAGTTGTGTTAATGTAATCTGCGTAGAACTATCGACACTTTCTACTCTGGTATCAGAATCCAATTCACCAGTTCCACTGTCTTTAGTTACAAGCATTCCAGCAGCAATTCCTGATGTGTTTGCAACTGTAATAACTCTAGAAGCAATATCTAAAGTCGTTGATACTGCCGCTACACGAGATGGTGAGTTAAAACCATCAGCAAATGAACTTAGATTGAATTGTGTTCCAGCTAAAGAAGCATCCGATAAATCAAATCTATATGTAGATCCTACATATAAAGTTAAGTTTGGTGTTAATTGTGCGCCATTGCCATCTGGATCAATGTAAAATCTAACACTAGTTGAAGAAGCAGTATCAACTGTATAGATTGGAGTTGTCGTTCCAGATTTTATAATTGATTGTGCGCTAGCATATGGATTACCTTGATCGGTCTCCACTAAAAGTGATGTGATGTTACCACCAGACTCGGTTACAGAAATTACTTCTCCTGGAGTGCTGCTGGTTGCACCAGCAACATCTACTGTAATATCATGAGTTGGGGAAGTTCCTCCAGTTAGAGTACCAGATACTGTTAAAGTTTCTCCAGCAGCATATCCTACACCACCTTGATTTACTGCAACCTGTGTTACTTGTCCTAGACTATTTCTAGTTACATCTACGGTACAACCACTACCATTACCACCTGTTGTTGCTAGATCAGAATATGTTGCTGCTTCATCTGATGTAAATGTCAAATCGGGAGTTGCTGACTGCAATGCAGCAGCACTCATAGTAATTTGTGTTGCACTATCAACACTGACAACAGTTGGATCGACAGGAATATTACCACTGGCGTTTTCTGAAATAATATCACCAACACTAATACCAGTTGTCGATGCTAAAGTTACAACTGCACTTCCACTAGTCAGAGTAGATGCAATTGGACCAGTAACAGTTGGCGTTCTGTCTGGAGTAGAAGTAGCGGTTACGCCAGTAACCACACCATCAACTTCCTTAATACTGTCACCAGCAGAGACCCAACCAGAAGCAATAGTTTGAACGAATGTTACGTTCTGTACGTACTTTGCCGTTACTGGAATAGATTCTGGTTGTGTTAAATCTGATGCAGAAATACTTAATATATCATTTTCTGCATATCCATTACCAGCATTATTAAGAGTAATAGTATCAACAGCTCCTAGACTATTAATAGTATACTGAAGATCGTTTGCTGTTCCTGTAGGATTTCCGTATGGAGGAAGAACGCTAAGTACAATAGGACCAGCGGTATTTGGTTGAGCTGATAATGTAATAGTAGTAGCATCATCAACGTTAGCAACTGTTGTTCCAGCAGCAAGTACACCTGTACCAGAAACTTTCTCGACGATATCGTCGATATTCATTCCAGATGTATCTGGAACAGTAACCTGGAATAAATTTTGAGTCGTAAATACAATATTTGCTGCACCACTTACCAGAGGTGCAAGGTCAATAGTGACTTGTGTTGCACTATCAATACTTTGGATAGTTGATACGGGGTCTAGAGATCCTGTGTCACCTGCACTGGTAGCAGCATACATGCCAACTTGTAGTGAGGAAGTATCAGAAATCGTAAAGGATGTGCTTCCAGTAGAAAGTGTGGTAGAATATGGACCAGATTGTCCTGGAGCATATGCAGAAATATTGGTAATTCCTTGGGATAGTGTTAGAACATCTCCTACTTGATATCCCGTTCCTTTTTGTGCTGGAGTAAAATTCTTAATTACCCCTGGTTCTGATGAAATGGTATACTGGAATCCAGAACCAGTTCCGCCATTACCAACGTCAGAATCATTTACTCCTAGCGTATCACCAGTTTGATATCCCGATCCGCTATCTGTGATAGTAACTGTTGTTACAACACCAGTGTATACAATTCCAGAAGTAGTATATTCAAATCCAGATCCAGCGTTACCAACGTCTAAATTTGAAATTTGTAATACATCACCTGCTTTGTATCCAGTACCATCTGCGACAAATGTGATATTCGTTACTGCTTGTCCGCTGATATCAATGTCAGCAAATGCGCTAACACCATAACTTCCTGCAACTCCAGTATTAACTGTAATATTTCCACCTGCAGGTGCCATGTTTGCGTGATTGGCGCAATCATATCTAATAACATTAGTGCCAGTTGTAGCTCCAGGTTTGATAACTAAATCCTGAAATGCGCCAGTAGTTCCTGTTTGACCTTTTACAAAAAATTCATATTCACTAGTAGAAGGTCCAGAACCATCTGCCATCTGGAACGTCATTCTATGATTAGCACCAGCATCCACACCATTAGAAGGATCTAAACTGGTATCTGACATATCAAAACGATATGTGTTGCCTTCAACCATTGTTAGCGTTGGTTGTGTAGCACCATCAATTGCATAAATGAAATTTGGTTGTCCTGGATTGCCTGCATTTGGATTAGCAATCGCAGTAACTACAAAAGTTTGTGTTGGTTCGTTGAATAATTGAACGAATGCATAACTGCCATCAACATATCCAGTACCACCTTGAGTGATAGAACCACTAAGTGCTGCTCCACCTTGGATGTCGAACGTTGCTTCTGCGCCAGATCCATTACCACCAGTTAGAGGAACAGCAGTGTAAGTTCCTGGTTTGTATGCAGTACCACCATCATCGATAGTACCAGCAATCGGGTCTACCTCGAAGTTTGCTGTAGCACCATTACCATTACCACCAAGTAATGGAACTGATACAAAACTACCAGGAATGTATCCACTACCAGCATTAGTAACAGATCCAGTCCAAGCAGTTACTTCAACGTCAAGAGTACCAAACTGTCCGCTACCACCTACAATAGCAAGATCTGTATATGATCCAGGGTCGTAATTCGATCCTGGTGTTACGATGGTTAATCCACTTTGGAGAAGTTTCTTTTGTTGGACGATAATCTTCTGAAAAGAAGTAATACTAGAAAGACCAATATCGGTAATCTTTTTACCACCAGCAGCAAATCCAAAAGTGGAAATTTGTGGTCTGTAGATACCTAAATTATTTTCGTTTACAAATGCTAAAGATGGAGCACCTAAAGTTCCATCCCCTAGTTTTAAGTTACCAGTAGATAGGTCAGAACCACCAGAAGTAACATTGAATAGAGCTGTACTAATCTGATTAATTTTTACCCTTTGCTGTTCAAAGGTATCTGTCCTTGCGACATTAATTGCTGACATTTTTTGCTAACTCTCTCAGTAGGGATTTGATTTCAGAGATTTCATTCTTCAACATATTTATGTCGTCTAACGCGGAATTCAACTGTTTTTGTTTACGTCTTGCTTGAATAGCAGAATCGTCATGATTCAAGATGGCACCTGTGGTCTCGTCTCTGACAAGACCGTCGTGCCCCGAAACTTTGATGTAACCCATACGCGGAAATTAGAAAGAAGCAACAGCGCGAATGTCCTGAATTTTTGGTACAAACGCTGGATCTACACCTTTTAGAACAATCTTAATTGCGAAAGTAGAAAATTCTGGTAGATCAGATACACTATACTTCAAATCTTGGTAAGATGATTGCTTTTCAACAATACTAGAGATGGTATTCTCTGGATTTGCAATTTCCGCAACATCTGGTTGACCGTTTCCATTGAAGTATTCCCAATCAATATCATCGAAGTTATCTTGACTGGATGCTTTCTTGAATTTGAAAAGAACTTCAATGTTAGAAATTTCTTTTGCATTTGCAAGAAGATGAACGTCAATAGAAGTTCCTGGATTTGAAATTGAAATTTCTTTAGTCACATATTTTGCAACAGATGAACTGTTCTTGGAAGTGTCATCTGCAACGAAGTCGGATCCATTTGTATATGTTACAGATCCAATTTCCCAGTATGCAGATTGTGCGTCCGCTTGACCTGCATAACTAATAAAATCTCCAACTCTAAAGATATCTAAACCTTGATCGCCAACGTTTGCATTTCTATTGAATGCTGTTGTGTTATCTTGAATTCTTCCAGTGTAGTCATCTAGAATTGGTCTAACATCATTTTTCAAAGTCAATTCTTCAGTTTGATTATTCCATGAAACTGTAGTACCGTAGATGATATTATCATAAGCATCTCCAGTAATATCACTTGGATTTCTCGCAGTGATAGTTGCACCATCAGATAGGGAAAGATTGATTTTTACTGGAACTCCATCCACCACAACAGAAGTTAGTGCTGGTTGAGTTGCTAGAGCAACCGTTTCTCCATTGATAAAGGATTGTTTTGTTTTTACTCTAACAACTACAGTAGATCCATCAACTTTTGCAATGGTTCCTGCTGCCTTAGAAGTGAGACCTGTAATTGTTTGAGATTCAATAATTCCTGTTGTTCCTTGACCTGATAGATCAAACGAGAAAACATTGTAGAATTTAATTACTTGATCTCTAGCACCAAATCTATCTTCTTGACCTTCTCCACTTTCAATTCTATTAGTTACTGTCTTTACAGAAGCACTTGACAAATCAATTACTGGTGATAGAGTAGACTTTGCAGAACTTAGAGACATCTTATAAGTAAGAGATCTCTCTAAACTATTCATTGTTTCGTTGATACGAGAAGCAATGAGTTTTTGATTTGTAAAGAAATGAGATTCATTCAAGAAAGTTTTTTCGTACTCAGTTTGTGAGTACGATGTATAGTTTGTAGTAGATGAATCTACAGGAACAACATTAGTTGTAGATACAAAACTTTCTAATTTAGTATCACTGAATGTTAGATAGTTAATTTGTGGATAAAGAACTTCGTACTTTCTATTATAAGTCGCATATACACTAGAACCTCCACCAACAGAATTGCTAGATGCTAGAGTTGTAGAAGTTAAATTATATTGATCGATACCTACATTAGTAACATTGAAAAGAGTGCTGTTGAAAATGTCAGCAGTAATTCCTCCAGTCTCTAGAGCCTGTCTGTAGAAGACATATGACTTTCCAGAACTATCAAATCCATGATCTCTATGTGATACTTTAACAAGTTGATTGTTGCCCTTATACAAGGTTGATGTAGCACTAGTGCTGGATCCAGCATTAGTTTCATATGGATTCTTATTCAATAGTTCATAACCTAGGTTTTCATTGGTGAGTAAAAGTTCGCATGGTCTGCTAATTTCAAACTCTGCTCTATAAAGATTGAATTTTAGATCCAAGTCTAAGTCTTCCGTCCAAATATCAGTATTCTGAGACTTATAAAGTGAACCTAAAGATGGTTGTGATGTAATAATAGTGCTCGTAGCAATATCACTAGATCCAAGTTCAGAAACCCACAACTCATAATCAGTTGAATCTGTCTCTACAACTAGAGCATATTCTGTGTCATTTTGTAGGTATACTGGATAATCAAACTTGAAATTAGTTGGCGTTGTTGAGTTGGTAACTCCGTCTCTATCGACCGCTACACCCATTCTAACTGCAGGTGTGTCAATTTCTATGAAGGTCTGGATTACACACCCTCCTGCTCCATTTCCGACACCTTTGACGACCACTGAAGGGGGTTCTGTATATCCAATACCACTTAGAGAAATTTCTGTGTTGTAGATTCTTCCATTGGAAACTTCTACACGAGCAGTAGCAGATGATCCTCCAGGAAGTTGTGGACTCTCAATAGTTAGAATTGCACTATCATAATTCTGACCTGTGTTGACAATCTTAATGTCAGAAACTTTTCCGCTATCTTTAGCAATAGTCAACTTCAGATCTGTTCCGCCAGTAGCATTTGCGGTAGTAACTGAAGGAATAGACAGATCCTCATTAGGTCTGAAAGACTTGCCATTGTGATTGCTAAGAACAATCGTATATACTTGATCGTTTGTTAATGCAAAGACTCCAGTAGAAGATGGTGTTAATTCGACACCATTCTTATCAATAATTCTAGAAATAGGACCAGAAGCGGCAGTCGATACTCCTGTTACAAATTCTCCTTGAGTTACTGAAACGTTGCCGTTTGTATAACATTTTAAGTAAGTATTTGGAGAAAGAGTTTTCTCTGTTCCTGGGAGAATATTTTTTGCTGGTTTATCCGAATCAACGTTAGTTAAGTAAACTCTTAATGGAATAGTATCACTCTTCTTGCTGAAGAAGAGATCTAAACCAGTAACAAATACTCCACCATCATAGTTCTCAACTTTAATAATTTGTGCTAGAGGATTTGGTTTTAATGGATTATCTGTATTACTGTTAACAGACTGGACTCCTTCGTTAGATTTGAAGTACGATGGTTTTGTTGATACAATACTAGATGGATTCTGTGGTAGAATGCCAGTAGCATAGTATTTTACTTCTGCATAAGAGGAAACTTTTTCTTTGCTCTCGTCAGTAGCACTAGAGGTAAATCTAATAGTCTTTACTCCAGTGGTAACTCTAATTTCTTCTCCAGTAGAATCATAACTTACAGTGTTAATATCACCAGTCCAAGTTGTATTCTCTGTTGGAGGTGCTCCTGCTGGTACTAGAATAATACCACTAGCATTTCCACTTTCATCAGTTGTAACAACTCCTCCAAATGTTGACAAAGAGTTGCCAGCAATTCCACTAAATCTCAAATCTGGGTTTACCCATCTGTTGATGTTTCTGCCTTCCATAAAGACATTAACAGTCGTATTTGGTTTTAGTCTTCTAATAACAAATTTTACAGGAATGCTTCTTGCATAGAACTGCACGGAAGAAGAAACTAGTCTCTCTCCAACGTTCTTAGTAGAAATGCCCTTTCCAATCTCATTATTCTGTGGACTAATATTTGAGGAACTTCCTACAGATGCTGATCCAACAGAAGATACTGCATTCTTGGTAGAAGCTTCTCCCAAAGAATTAATAGCAACAAACGATGGAGATGTTCCAACCCAGTTGACTAAGAAAGAATTGTGTAAACTTGAGAAACTTTCTCTTGAATTTTCTTTTGCCAAGAAAATAGAATACAAACTTGTATTGGTATCAACAACCAAAGGTTCTACACTCTTGTCGTACCATTGATCGACTGAAGGAGAAACTTCACCATCTCCAACATATTGAATAACAACAAATGGGTTTGGATCTAAAGTTCTAGAAGCAGATTCGTTTGAAAGCAACTTCAATTCGGAATATGGTAGAGTAACAATATCTCCAGATCTTTGGTATCCAGCAACAGATCGTTGATCTTCTCTAGTATTAACTTCTTTTAGAACAAATGAATCTTCATTCGACTGTGGTCTTAATACAGACTGTTGACTGTCAATAGCACATGCATAATCGATAGATCCTAAGTTTCCAATTCTGTGCTCTTCAAAATTGTCTACCAAGAAACCACTCTTAAATCTGTCTAATCCAATAGTATCTTTGACTTGCATGTTAAGAGCTTGTTGCTCTAGGATGCTAAGTGTGGTATAATACTCAAGACGCTCAATACGTTTCTCTAGTTTACCGATGTCACGCATTGTGTAACGACGGTTGTCAACTGGAGTGATTCTTACATCTTTGCTGCTTTGTGTATACGCAGGAATGTAAGCATAGAAGAGAGCGATAGCATCGTCTACTAAATCTGGTTTTGTTGGGTTTAGAGAAGAATTGCCTTCCTTAACAATAAACTCACCATTCTTATTGAGGAAGATACCATCAATCCTATTGAGGTATTGCGTCTGACTAAACGAAATGGTATACTCTAGATTTGAGTCTGGCGCTGGAGAACTTGTGATTACTGATCCAGGACCAGCAAACTGACTAGTTACTACTGATAAAGAAGATGTGTCTTGATAACCAGGGATAATAGTATTACTATCTACTTTTGGTCTAAAGTCGATAACATTTTTCAGTTCAACAATTCCATGAACGTTGGAGTTAAAATCGGGGATTTGATCTTCTGTGACACCTGCCTCATGAAGATAACTGTCAATAGTGCAGAAATCACCCTGAGAGTGCTCGAAGTAATCAAATGCAATTACTAATTGTCCTGTAGTCTGTTCGTATCCAGGTTTTAAAACAATTCTAGATACATCATATAAAGTGTCTCTTTGACCGTCATCAAAAGTAAATCTTTCTGTGACATCAGTACCAGTAATTAAATTACCTGCAGTATCTACATCAGGTGCTTTAGAAATAGTTCCTTCATAAACATATCTCAACTTGTAAGCATCTGCATAAGATAGAGTTTCAACAACCTCAGTGTCGTAATTAGTTCCTCTAAATGGAATAACTCTATCACCAGAAGAAGTTACAACAATTCTTCTATTTTCGACAGAAGTCTTGAGTCTTGGTTTTGCGTTAGATACTTCAAGAGTAGCAGTCAACTTAAGTCTGGGGAAAGTTCCATTAGATGGAATAGTACCAAAGTAAGTTGATGGAAGTTCTAGACTAATACTACCCGAAGTGAGACCACTTGCTGTATCAGTAGCAGAACTAATACTTACATTATCTGCATCGACATAGACAATATCTCCCTCTTCAATGTCGGGTGCATCACCTGGATCTAATACAGTAATAATGTAATTCCTTTCAGAGAAAGCAGCGAATCTTTGTGTACCAAAAGGTAGTTGTGCTGCAAAAGTGATAGTTCCTCCACCAGAAGAAGCAGTGGTAACAAAATCTCTTCTGAAGTAATACTTAATTTTTGTCTCATCACCACCAGCAGAAATTTCTTTTACCTGCTTACTGCCAGTTGGATATAATAGTGATCCAGAGTTTGCGTTTACTGTTTTTGGACGAAGACGAACGATACTAGTATTAGAAACATTTCCAGGGAGAGCAGTGTCTAGATAAATTCTAGTTTTTACCGAACCCTCTTGTTTTGTAGATTTTTGTACAATTGCACGAACTAAATTATTATCTTCATCCGAGAATTGAATAATATCACCTTGAATTAAGAATTCGCTAGCATCTGCACTAAAGCTAGTTGACTCTAGGAAAAGAGTTCCTTTTGTTCCAAAAAATGTAAAATCTGTTACTGATTTAATTTCAGAATATTGTTGATTGTCAACTACTACATCTGCAGTAAATACGTTTGCATTTCCAGATCCGTATCTACAACCAACAGATTTAATATTTTGTGGAGTATAAGTGGTTACACTATTTCTAAACAATACTGGGACAATTGCTGCAACTGAAGATGGTGCAGCTGAACCAGTTGGTTGTAAAACTGATACTGCAGGTGGTTGACTATATTCAATTGAAACAGCAGATCTGTTGGTAACTACTGCTCTTAGTGCGTTTCCTGTTGTGCCAATTTCTAAATTGATTTTTGACCCATCAAATTCAACACCATTAATTAAAAGAGTTGAACTTTGACTATAACCAAGTCCTCTTTGTCTTACAATAAAGTGAGAAATTGTGTTATCTTTTGCAATCCTTACAGAATTGCGATCTTCATCTCTGAGTGTTTCTCCAGAAATAAATTTACCAGAAAGAGTCTTAACAAATAAGATATTTGAAGTAGAATATGTACCACCAGACTCTCCTTCCACAACGCCATACGCACCACTTTCTAATCCATACACATATTTACCTACACCAAAACCACCTGCTGGAGGAATCGAATTTAAGAGAAGACGTGTGAAGAATTGGGGATCGAAATAAGATAATCCGAATACGGTATTGTATGAAGAAGTTCCTTGAGGTAAACGTCCTTTAGATAAAATAATATCTGAATCGTCATCAAAACCAGCACCCCTAGATTCTAGATAGAAATTATTTGGTTTTACTTTACCAATAACTGGAGTGATAGTTTCACTGTAATCAACAATATGTCCGAACCTAGCATCTGCAGCAAGTTTTGCTTCAGTGAGATACAGTTGTCTTTGGAATGCAATATCACCAGCATCATAATCTGTCAGTAAAAGTTCTACTTCTTCTTTTTTACCAAATACAGTAACTTCGTAGAATTGAACTCCTGCAGATGCATTAATTTCAGGACGATTAATTTTAGAGAATGATAAAGTTTGTACGCTGCTTGTAGAAAGAACTGCTCCCTGTGAATCTCTAGTCTTAATAAAGAATAAGTTTTTAAATGTAGTTTGGAATGTACTATCACTTAAAGTTGCTAGTGTATCAGTTGTGCTAGTAATTTGGATAGTTAGAGTTTTGATGCCAGTATTAGAATCGAATAGCAATCCTCTTCTATTTACAGTTTGTCTTAAAGCGTTGGCATCTTCGGTATTGCTTAGTCCAATAGAACCATCATTGAAAGTAGAATATACGAATACCTCTGGATATGCCGTTAAGTCAGATCCTTCTTTGTTTAGAGGAACACTACCAAAAGTATTGGTAATATTTAAAGTTGGCAACCCTTTGCTCTTCAAAGTTACATTGTCACTTGAAAGACTTTCTCTAGCCTTACTAATCTCTAGATACTTAGTTTCTTTATTGACAATCTCATAACCTTTGATGTATGCTTTACCAGGACTTACACTAGCAACCATCTTACGGTATGCATCACTGGCACTCAATCCATTGAATGATCCATCATCTGCCGCAGCATAGAGTCCTCTGTTGCCTTCTCTTTGTGCGTACTCTCTAATATCAACGGAGAAATTCTCAACTACATAATCACCACTTTCATCAAAAGTTCTTCTTGCTAGAGTTTGCTCTAGTAGACTGTAATCGGTTGGTTTGACTCTTCTCTGTACTGCCCCTCTTACAACAGTAATTAATTGAATGAAATTCTTATCTGTAATTTCATCAATAGCAAATTCTTTTAAAGTTAAATCAATTTTTAATCTATTTGCACCAGGAGCAGTGTAATTAGAAGATCCAATTGCGTTGTCATATAATGAAGGATCTTCTTCTGGCGTTACAACGTCCTCACTAATTGTAAATCCAACTTTTGCAGTTGGTTGATCGTAATACTCTTCGATTACTAAAAGTTGTTCTTTGTTACGAACAAAAAATCCATTTACAAAGTAAATACCTTCTTCTACTTTAACAGCAGAACCATATCCCATTGCAGGACTTTCTAAAGAAGTTACTTCGCCAGTGTCAGGATTAGTAACAGAAATACTAGTAGGAAGTACGCTACCATCGGTTCCAACAACTAGAAGTGGAGTATTGACACCATTAACTACTTCTAACGTTTCTCCTTGTCTAAAAGTAAGTTCTGTGTTAGAATTGCCACTATTAAGATAATTTACAAATACAGTATCAGCAGAAGACTCTGTTGCCAACTTAGTAGATAGAACAATAGCATCTACACCAGAAGATAATCCTCTTAGTGTTCGACCTACAAGTTGACTGATGTCATACTTTTTGTATACAATGTCATTTCCTTCATTGACGGCAACTTCCGACACTGAAGATAATTTTACATAATCTAATTTTGTATTGAGACCAACTTCTCCAGGGATTACTAAATCTCCCTGTTTGAAAGCAAACTTACCAAACGATTCGATTTGACTCTGAAGAATCGATTGGATCTGTGTTAATTCTCTACCCTGAATAGAATATCCAGGACGGAAAAGAATCTTATAAAAATTCTTACTCGCGTCAAAGTCCTCGTAATAAGGAGAAACGTTTAAGTTAGTCTGCTGTGGCATCGTACTCCGCCAATAATACTATGGTCTTCGTTATAGTATTTAGTAGAGATAAAAAAAATCCCCCCATCGCTGGAGGGATTAATCTTGTAAATTTAAATCAGAATTCGATGACTAGTTTGATGTCTTCAATCTGGTCGGGAGCACGGGTGATTAGGCGGCGGTTCTCGATGTAAATTACATCACCAGAGTTGTTCTTAATTTCTGATGGTGAGAGACCAGAAGTAAAGGTGTGACCTAGTAGAGGTAAAACACCACCACCAGTGTTGTAAGCAGTGTCAACAACACCAGCAGCGGAGGATTGTCCTCCAGAGATTGCGTTAGAACCATTGCTCTCGAAATCTCTTACAACACCTTGATCTAGGTGTGCGTCATTGGTTTGGAGATACTTAAGGACACCAGCAGTAGTAGAACCACTGTCAAGAACCCAAGAAACTACCGTTCCGTATGCAGTACCACCAGTTACAGTCTGGGAGATTCTTTCATCGGGAACGAAGTCTCCAGATCCACCATTTAGAGTAACTTTAATTGCTTTTAGACCAGAATATGTAGATTCTGTTGCTGCAGCGTTTGTAGCAGTCAAGAGAGGATCTTTGATGATGCCGATACGACGGAAGTCGTTATCAACAGGGAAGTCTCCAGAACCTTCAGCGTAGGTAAGACGAATGTTAGTCATTACACGCTTACCATTGAGTTCTAGTTCATGATCGGAACCATGACCGCCCTGAGGAGGTAGAACAATTTCAATAGCACCAGTTGCGTTTGATGGAGTCACAACTGCAGATGACAATCCAGTATCAGAGAACAAGTTGCCATTTCCTAGAAGGACATTAGCGTAAGTATAACCTGATCCTCTTGCTTGGATAGAAGCAGCAGTAATTGCACCACCACTGATTGTTAGTTCTACAACACCACCAGTACCATCGCCCTTGACGCTGGTATATACAGTTCCATCAGTGAAGTTAGCACCAGCATCTTCGATAAGAGCAACATCAAGTGATCCATCGATTGCAAGAGCTTCTACTGCTTGACGGGTAGACTCTGATGGTAGTACAATAGGCATGAAGTCTGAAGACAAGAACTTCAGAACATCGTCAGTTGGAATAGTATACATGTACTTCCAAATGTATAGACCTCCAGTGGTCTCTGTATAGATGCCTGTTGAGGAATTGTAATTAGCACCAGAAGTAGATGGTTCTTCAGTTGCGTTTACACCAGATGGGTTTGCGGGGGTTTGACCGTTGTAAAGGCACTTGAATACTTCGTAGTTTGTATTCATTACATAGAACTTAGCATCTGCAATTGCGGAAGCGTTAGTTGCAGTTTGCTTACCTACTTGACCGCCACCTGCTGGAGTAGCAGAGTAGT